CGTCGGCATAGCTAGTTCGTCAGCACGCCGAACGGGTACGCGTTCGCCGACGCCTCGGGCTGCGGCACGTTCGCCACTTCCCAGCCGAACCGCGCGACGACTCGCAGGCCCACCATGTCCTGCTGCGCGAGGTTGTAGACGATTTTCCCTGTTTCGTCCGTCAGTACGGCCTGGTCGAGAACCTTCCAGGTGAGGTCCTGGCGGACGCCGAGGATGCCCTGGGTGAAGTCACCCACGATCATCTCCGGCGCTTTTTCCGCGGCGACCGGCCACAGCCCGCGGAGCGGGTAGGTGACAGGGACGCCGTAGAGCCCGCCCGGAGACGGCTCGACCTCGGTGCCGGGGTCCATCGCGCCCAACTGCTCGCCGGTCGTGCCGCGCGCGCTCCGCAGCAGACCCTTGTAGCGGCGGTGGGCGATGATCCCGTTCACGTCGAAGCCCTCGGCCTCTAGGAGCGCGAACAGGTTGGAGATATCGCTCATCACGACGCCGGGGTCTTTCGCGGTCGCGGCCGTCCCGCGTTTGACGATGTTCCCCTTCGTTTCCGCTTCTTTGGCAATCGAGACCGGCCACGACGCGGGCTTGTTCGTCCCGAAGTACACGGCCGCGTCGAGAGCGCGCCCGACCGCCTCGATGATGAACGGCGTCGTCTCGGCCCAAATGTCGAACGCGGCGTCGTCTAGGACCGTCTCGGGGATCGGCACGATGCACGCGATCTCCTCGGCGTTCAGGTACTTGTTCGACCACGCGGCTTCGGTGGTCTGCTTGAGCCCCGTATCGCCGTTGACGAAATACGCGACCGGGAGCGCTCCCATGATCGGGAGCCGCTGCTGCGCGCGCGACATGGTGACGTGGCGAAACAGCGCCATCGCCGCCGACGCCTGCGGCAGCCGCTTGATGATCTCCTTGGAATACTCTTCCGGGATCAGGGCCGCAGCACCGCTGCGGCTGATGATGTTGTTGAACGGCATGGGCTAGTGACCCTCCGATTGAGGGCGAGGAGCGGAACGGGTGACAGCGCGTCGCGCTGTCTGTCAGCCTCGGCCAGCGGCCTCGCGGATTAGCTGATTCATGTCCACACGTCCGCCTGGCGCGCCGCTCGCGGTCCCGCCGCGACCGATACCGAGGTCGCCGACGGGGCGACCGGCCTTTAGGTCCTCGACGAGCTTGCTCGCGTCGGCCTTGAGGGATCGTCGGTCGGTGCCCTGGAGCCGAGCTGCGACCGATGCGGGGAGTTCCGCTTCGGCGGCGACCTCGCGCTTGAGGTCCAGTAGCTCGCGCTCCTGCTTCTCGCCCTCCAGCTCGGCCACGCGCGCCTGTGAGCGCTCCAGGTCGGCCTTCGTGCGTTCGGCCTCGGACTTGCCAGCGTCCTCCAGCTCGGCGTTGCGCTTGCGAAGCTCCGCGAGCTGACGGTCGGCCTCGCGCCGTGCCGTTCGCTCCTTCTCCAGAGCCTCGCGTCCCGCGTCACCGAGAGACGTGTCGGGCGTCGCGCCCTCGTTGCTGCCCGCCGCTGGCGTCGCGCCTGCGTCGGTCTGCTGCTGCCCGCTCGGCGTCGCGCCGGTCGCGGGGTCGGGCTCCGGCGGCGTCGCGCTCGCCGGAGCTGTTTGGGTGTCAGCCACGTTTGCCTCCTGTCGGCGGTGGTGGTGAAGTCGGTGTCGGCGGTTTCACGCTCGCGCCGACGTTCGCGCTCGCGGCGGGCGCACCGGCCGGGAGCGCTTCGCCCTCCTCGATAGCGCGCGCCTGCTGCGGCGTGACCGCCGCCTGGAACGTCTCGCGGAGGATCGGCGTGGGCTCGGGCTCGCCTTCGACCTTCCAGCGCGCGATCTGCTGCGGGCTCGCGCCGACGTACTCCCACAGCGCCGGTCGCGGTACGCCGATGCTCGCGAGCTTCACGGCGGCGTCTACGGTCGCGGTGACGATGCGCGATTCGGGGTTCGCCCAGATCGTCTCGACCTCGACCATTTCCGCACGGGTCATGTCACCCTCGACGGCGAACGCGAGGCGCATCGCCTCCTCCCAGCCCTCGCCGAGCGAGAGCTGCTTGCGGCGGACCTTCGCGACGAGGCCGGTCTCGGTCGCCTTCAAGCTCTCGCCGCTCGGGAACGAGCCCGTGCTGCCGAGGAGGTAGTGCGGCGGCGTCCGCGTCTGCGCCGCGATGTGCTGGATGCACATCTCTATCGCGCGGACGTAGGGCGAGAGGTCGCTCACCTGAAAGTTGCCGAACCGCGACTGGTCGCTCTCGACGCCCCATACGCGGTCGGCGCCGCCGAGGAAGTTGGGCGCCATTTTCTCGCCCGTCTCGGGGTTGACGGGTATCTCGATCCCCGTCGCCCAGCGCTGCGGGTACGCGGCGAACTCGCTCGCGACGATCATGTCACCGCAAATCTTGTTGACCGCGTTCTGGAGCGGGATCACGCGTTCGATATCGCTGCGGCCGAGACGGTTGCCGAGCGTCGGCGCGTTCGCGAGTGGGATCAGCGGGACGACGCCGAGCGGGTTCTGGCCGCTGCCTACGTCCTCGGCCCAGCTCGACGTTTCACCTTCGCGGCGCCACCACGTCACGCTGTCGGGGAGGTAGACCGCGGCGTGCTCGACCTTCCACTCGTCCTGCCAGTAGCGCAGCCCGGCGAGCCGGTGGCGACCCTGCGCCGGATCGACGCAGACGATGGCCTTGTCCGCCGCCTCGACCTGGATCGACGCCTTACCGCCGTCGTCGGCGCCGACGAGCGCGTAGGTACAGCCGAGCTTGATCGCGTCGGTGTGCGCCATGTCGGCCTCGGCGTCCATCTTGTTGCGCTGCCAGATTTCCCACGCGGCTTCGTCCGCGTCGGTGTCGCCGAAGCGGAACCCTTCGACGCGTAGGCGCTCGGCCGACGCGTCTACCACTAGGTCACACCAGTTGTCGGCGAAGCTCGCGAAGAGGTGGCCGAACTGCTCGCGAAACTGGGCTGTCGTGAACGCCATCCGGTGTTCGCCGCGGTAGTAGGAGTCGCACAGCCGGATCGCCGGTTGGCGCGCGGCGAGCTGGGCGAGCAGCGCTTCGCGCCACTGCTCGGGCGTGAGCAGCTCGCCGGTCTGCTGGGTCGTGTCGAGCGAAGCCATCGGCTAGTTCCAGGAGATCGGGACGCGCGAGCGGTTCTCGCCGCCCGCGAGTACGTCGGCGCGCGCCTCATAGGCGAGCACCGCGGCGACGGCCGCGTCGATCTTGTGCGAGCTGTTCGGCGATTCCTTCGTCAGCCAGTAGCCGCCGCCGCGCGCCTCGCGCGTCTGCGCGTTGAGGACGTGACGCGTGAGCGTCAGGTCGGCGGTGTGGTGAAGCCGCTGCGTCGCTACGTCCGTGCGGAACCGCTCGACGGCGCCCATCATCCGCGCTCGCGCCGTCTCATACCTCTGGACGACCTTCGGGCCGTATTCGCGCGCCCAGGTGTCGATCTCCGAGCGCCAGAGCGGCGGGTCGCAGTAGACGCGCAGAACGCGGTAGCGCTCCATCGCCTCGGCGAGCACCGCATCGACCTCGTTCGCGGGGACCTCCCACGTCGGCGCGTCGGCTGGCGCCTCCCAGGTCGCGAGCGGCGCGATCAGGCCGTCCGAGAGCCGACAGGCGACGAGCGCGGTCGCGTCGCCGACGCGCGCGCCGTCGAAGCCGAGCGTGATCCGCTCGCCCGGCGCGATCTCTTCCTCGACGGCGAGCGCGTTCCAGTCCTCGGCGCTGATCCACCACGCCTCGGAAGAGACCCAAACGCCGCAGGCGAAGCGAGCCCACTGCCACGGGAGCATCGACGGCGAGTCGTGACGCGCGCGGAGCGCCGCGAGCGTCTGCCAGCTCGCCGGGTTCGCGAGCGCGACGATCAGGAGGTCGTCCAGGTCGTCGTCCTTCCGCAGCGCCCACTCGTGCATGACGTAGGAGCTGTCGGCGGTCGCCGCGTAGGTGTGCGCGCCCTCGCGCGTGACGGTCGGGAGCGTCAGCGCGGCGGCGCGCATCTGGCCGAGCGCGGTCATCTCGTGACCGCCCGCCGTCGAGATCGTCAGCATCCGTCCGCCGCGCGGACCGAGCCCGTCGCGGAAGATGCCATAAAGCCCGGCGCTCTTATGGCGGTGCAGCTCGTCTACGAGCGCGAGCGTCGGGATCACGCCGTCGGCGGTGTCCACGTCGGCGGCGAGGACGCGGATACGCCCGGAGTCGTTCCGGTTCCGCATCTCGCGATAGCCGCGCTTCACATCGACGCGGCGCTCTAGGCCGGGCGAGCGCCGGACGAACCCGGCAGCCTGGTCGTAGAGGATCGTCGCCTGGTCGCGGCTCGCGGCGCCGATGACGCACTCCGCGTCAGGGGTGACGATCAGGTGGTAGAGCGCGAGCGCGCCGAGCAGCGTGCTCTTGCCGTTCTTCTTGGGGAGCAGGATCAGCGTCTCGTTCGCTCCGGCGAAGTAGTCGGCGAGCATCGCGCGCTGGAAGTCCTCAAGCGCCATCGTGGAGCCGTCCTCCAGGACGAGCGCCGAGCAGAACCGCCCGAACGCGTCCAGCTCAGCGGGTTCGGCGTCTCTGGGCAAGCTCGTCTACCTCCGTGAACGCGTCGCGAGCCGTCTCCGGCGGCGCCGACGCTCGGTCGTCCTCGGTCCGCTGGCTCGGCCGTGCCCACCGCTCCGGTGAGCCGCGTTCCAGAATCCACGCGGCTGCCTGCCAGTTCTCGCGCGCCGCGTTCGCGATCACCGCGACGTTCCGCGCCTCGCCCTCGGCCTTCGCGCGTTCTAGGCGCGCGCGCATCGCGCGGAACGACGCATCGCGCGAGTCGGTCCCGTCGAGATCGCCGCGCGCCCACCAGTCGTAGAACGTCGAGCGCGGGACGCCCGCGGCGGCGACGGCGAGGTTGATGTAGTTCCCGGCCGCGAGTAGCGCGACTAGCCGCTCGATGATCTCCGGCGTCAGCTTCGCGTCGTGGCGGACGACTCCGGCGTGGGCGACGCAGAGGGTCCCGCCGTGCAGCGCCGAGGACTTACACGGCGCGCCGCTCGCGGTGCTCGCCGAGCACTTCACTTGATCGCTACCCAACCGGCGAAGTTCAGCGACTGCCAGACGCGGACGACCGGCGCGAAGCCGACGACCGAGAGCCAGCTCTCGGTCAGCTCGCCGGGGAGCGGGACGAGCACCATCTGGAGCGAGCGCCGCTTGCGTTCTATCTGCTCGTCGGAGTAGCCGACGCGCGACTTATGCGCGCGGTAGAGATCGCGTAGGAGCAGGTCGGCGGCTGGCGTCGCGCCGAGCACCTTCTCTACGACGATCAGCGCGCCGCCGGGCCGCAGCAGGTCGTATACGTCGGCTAGGAGGTCGAAGCGCGTCTCGATGGGGACGAACTGGAGCGTCAGGACGGCGAGCGCGAGGTCGGCGTGGTCGAGCGCGGGCGAGTGCTCGGTGAGGTCGAGCGCGACGGCGTTCGCGTTCCGGTAGGGCTCTAGCCGGTCGCCGAGTACGTCGAGCATCGGCTCGGAAACCTCGATGGCTTCTACGAACGCGTCGGGGTGGCGCTCTAAGAGCGGGACGACCGCCTCGCCGCGGCTGGCGCCGAGATCGAGAATCCGCGGCGAACGCCCGACCGGCAGGAGCGCGTCGGCGGTCTCGGTGACGACGTGGCGCATCTCGTCGTAGCCGGGGATCGACCGCGCGAGCATGTCATCGAACGCGTCGGTGACGCGCGCGTCGAATACCCAACTGTCGTCAGCGATGATCTCGTCTCGGGTGCTCATGTCAGTACCTCGTCGCGGATCGTGGTCGCGATGGCGCGCATCATCAGCGGCGGAACGGCGCGGCCGATCCGCTCCGCGCGCTGGCGGTAGGTGCCGGTCAGGGCGAAGTCGGCGGGGAAGCTCGCGAGCGCGCGTAGCTCGCCGAGCGTGAACTTGCGGCGCTCGCTCGGATGCGTGAGCGCGGCGGCGCCGACGTTCGTGACGGCGGTGATCGTCGGCGCCGGGCGCGAGAACGAGCTGCGGACGAGGTTCAGGTAGCGGTCGGAGCCCTCGCCCTGCTTGAGCTGGTCGTAGGCGGGCGCGATGGCGTAGCCGTCGAGCGTGATCCGCTCGCCGGTCTCCGGGTCGGTCTCGGTCCGTCCGCCGACGACCTCCCACCGCATCTGCTCGTCGGCGGTGAGCGTGTTGACCGGCCGGTGCGTCGGGTTCTCGACGCGTGCGAAGTGCTGCCCGTTGCGCGCCGTGACGCGCTCTAGCTCCGGGAGCGCGTCGGCGATGCTGTAGCGGTACGGCAGCGGCTTCGGGAACGCCGGAGCGGCGTCGAGGTCGGCGCGGACACCGATGAAGATCACGCGCTTGCGCGCCTGTGGAACGCCGAGCCACTGCGCGTCGAGGACGCGCGCCTCGACGCGGTAGCCCTCGGAGAGCCGGGCGATGATCTCCTTGAAGTAGCCGCGCGAGACGCCGCGGATCAGCCCTTGGACGTTCTCGGCGACGAACACGCGCGGGCGGAGTTCGTCGCGCAGGCGGGCGTACTCCCAGAAGAGGTCATCGACGCGCTGGCTCGTCCCGGAGTACGGCCGCGCGACGCCCCAGCCCTCCGAGCCGCGACCGCACGCCGAGAACGACGCGCACGGCGGCGAGCCCTCCAGCACGTCGATCTCGGCGTCGCCGATCTCGGCGAGCGCGCGGACCTGCTCGCCGGAGACCTCGCGAATGTCGCGGCGGTCGAGCGGCACGCCCGGCGCGTTCGCGGCGTAGGTGTCGGCCGCGAGCGCGACGAACTCCGACGCATAGACGGTCGTAAAGCCCGCGAGAGCGAAGCCGAGGCAGGAGCCACCCGCGCCGGAGAACGTCGAGACGACGCGTAGCCCGTTCGGTGCCGCGTCGCGTACGTCGTCCATGCTCGGGAGCCGGTAGGGCGGCTTAGCCGAGCTGGTCGCTACGGGCTCGGCGAGCCTGACCACTCGTAACCGCACCGCGGGCAGCGGTGCTCGGTCTCCAGATTGGGGTCTACCGGGTCGAAGTTCTCCGGCGCCGCGGCGTCGGCGAGTAGCTTCGCGAGCGCGTCGGGCGAGAACGCCGTCCCGTCGAGCCCGTGCTCGCCGTCGAGCGACGCCAGCAGCTCGGCCAGCTCGGTCTCGTCCCAGACGGCGAGGTCAGACGTTCGGTTGTCGGCGAGCAGGATGCGGAGCGCGCGGTCGTCGTCTACGTCGAGCCAGAGAACCGGGACCGTCTCGGCGCCGAGTGACCGCGCCGCCTGCCAGCGACCGTGCCCGGCGATGATCCGGCGCGTCGAACGCTGCGCGAGGACCGCGCCGTAGAAGCCGTTGGCCTCGATGGACGCCGCGACCGCCTCGACGTTGCTCCGGCGCGGGTTCTGCGGGTGCGCCTGGAGCTGATCGACGGGGACGGCCGCGAGCGTCTGGCCCTCCGGCGCGTTCCGGCGCTCGCGCTGGCCCTCCGCGGCGGCGGCGAGTTGGTCGGTCACGGTCGGTCCGTCATTTTTCGGGCTTTTTTTCGCGGCGAGC